CAGTTGCTGGCCGTGATTTCGATGGAGGATTGCAGTGGCAGCCAGTCGCCGTCCGAGTCTTCAATCAGGTAGGCCAGCTTCTCAGGCAGCTCGGCCACAATCGGCTGACGATTCATTGCCCCAATCAGGTCGGCCAGTGTGCGGCTCGGGAAGTCTTCGACCTCGGCGCCGTCCTTGTACCACTGATACCGGCGCACCTGCTCTTCGCTCTTTGTGTCCAGCATGTTCGGGTGCGGCAAATACGTGTAGCCGGCCCGCTTGACGGCAGCCTCACCCTCGATAAACGTCCGAACCAGCAAAAGCTCAGCCTGAGCTTTTGTGTAATCAGGATTAGCGGTGACGATTGTGGTCATAGTCTGAGCCTATCGGTTTTTCGAACTCTATCACTTCAATCCGGCTTTGCGAAAGGCTGAATCGTATTCATCCAGCTCGCGCATCTGTTTCAGGGTTAGCGGCTTGCCATTCATGTCGGTGAACTTATCCACAGTCAGGCCGCCTTCGCGCATCAGTTTTGCTCTTGTCGGCCCAAGGGCTGAGTCTTGAAACCAAGACGGCTGCTCTCTTAGCCATGAGTCCATGCTAGTGCTGGCGTCAATCTGCCCGGCCTTGAATATGTCGCCATCCTTGCTGCCCTTGTAGGTCGGTTTCGTGGGCACGGTCGGCACATCTTGCTCACCCTCTGCCCGGCGCTCTGCGTTCTTGGCACGCCTTTTGTCTAGGCGCTCTTGTCTGGCCTCAAACTCGGCCTTTGCCTCTTCGCCTTTCTGCCCGCCCACAGCAGCGCGAGTGCCGTCGAACGGGTCAAAGCCCTTGGGTACAAGCGAGTAGATGCTGCGCTCGTTGTAGTGGAGGGGCAGAACGGGGGCCGACCTGTCGTCAAGCGCGTAAATCTTCTTGAGTTGGCCGAAGTGCCGGCATGTGAGAGTGGTGCGGCTGTCGAACGTGGCAACGAATACCTTGCCCTCCAGCAAATCAGCATTGGCCGCCGCTGCAACGTCTCTGGAGCGGTTGGCGTAATGACTAGCGCCGGTTCGCACAAGCGTTTCAGCCTCGCGCCGCCCAGTATTGGTCAGCAGCCCATCGGCATAATCGTTCTTCTTGAGTCCGACAAGCTTCTTGACCATCTGCTGCTGGGTCAATCCTTCTTCTCGGCCAGCCCGGATTGTGTTGTCAATAATGCGCGTCTTCGTGCTGTCGATGGCGCCGCGCACGTACTCATCCCATGTGCCGACTCGGGTTAGCGTGCCACTGGTCAGCACAAGCTCGGAGGCAGTGCCGGCAGCAACAGCAGAGGCTACAGGCGTGACGCCAGAAAGCTCTTTTGCCGTATACCCAGCCTCATAGTTGGCCAAGTCCACAAGGTCTTGCGTGACGCCTTGCCACATAGCCTTGAGCTGCTTCTCTGCCTCAGCCTGCACCTCTCTGCGCAGCGCATCGAACTCCTTGCGCGGCATGTCTGGCGCGTAATCGATAAGAGCCAGCCTGACAGCCTCGGACAAGTCATAATAGGCCGGATTCACGCGGGCAGACACGATGCCGGATGCGAGGCGGCTTATGTACATCTCGTGGCGTAGGCTGGAATCGGTGGTGATCATTAGAACATGCTCATTTTGACGCCTGCGGAGGCTGGCCGAATCACGGGGAACTCATAGGCAATAGGGTAGCCCGTTGCGTCATTCTGGTGGTCTTGGCCGCCCTTCTTGTCTGGCTCGCCGTTAGTGTCGAAAGCCTGTTGCTCCAAGCATCTTGCCACAGTCGGGCACTTTCTGGCATTCACCCACAGCCGGCCATCCTGAAATGCCTTGTTCACCGAGATAATGCGATTCTTGACGGGTGGGTTTTCTTCCTTGGCTCTCACATCAAAGCCGGCCATCTTGAGCAAGTTGATATCACTGGTGCTGGCGTTCACGGTCTTCCGGCTCTTGCCGCTGGCATCAGGGTACACAATGAGGCGATGGCCGGGGAATCTGTCTTTCAGGCTCAGAATCATGTCGGGCGTGTCGAATATGTCTTTCAGCTCATCGACAGCATGCCAGCCATTCGGGCGCTGCACATAAATCGTGGCCGCCATCTTCGTGACGTTGAAGTCCATGCCGACAAACAGCGGCTCGCCCTCTCTCACGACTTCATCACTGCCGCAGCGCACGCGGTCATAGTTGCGGTAGACCGTGCCGCTGGTGAGATTGACGAACTGGCCATTCAGATAGGCCGATATCAGCTCAGGCGGATAGGTGGCGACCAGCGACGGAATGTAGTCGGCAGGCAGATTGGCCTCATTGTCGTATGTGCTGGCCTGAATCAATCCGTATGAGGCGCGCAGCTCTGGCTCATCCTGCGGCCTGAGCACAAACATTTCGTGAGTGAACTTGAAGCCTTCCGGGGTAGTCGTGACAGATACGCCATTCTTCACGCCGGGGTCATTGTAGCGCATGCGGGCGATTATCTTGCGCCATGCCAGCTTGGCCTTGTCTGGCGTCATCACATCAAGCTCATCGACCAGCGCATTGCCTATCTTGAAGCCCACGATAGTTGAGGGGCGCTCCATGGAACGGCAAATGGTGGTTGCCCGGTATTCGCGACCAGAGAAGAAATGCACCTCTTTGTCGGCTGTGCGTATCTCGGTGCGCAGGCCCATGGTGAAGGCCACCTCCTCAATGGTCGGAAAGAATATGTCCCTGATTTGCGGGTATGTTGGGGCGAAGTAGCCCTGATTGATTCGCGGGTGCTTCCATGCGTGAAGGCATATGTCTTGGCTGCCTACCCATGTCTTGCCGCTACCGAAGCCGGCCACGAAGGCCTTGAACTTGTGCGGGAGGCTTAGGAACTGCGCCTGCGGGACGTTGGCATCAACCTCGACGCGCATCTTTCACGTTCACGGTGATGCTGACTGGCTGCGGGGGCGTCTGGTCGTCTTCCTTGGGCTGGTCTCTCCACCCAAAGCGGTTCTTCATGTTGAAAATCCAGACGGTTGAATTGCCATCAGCGCCAGAAGCCATCAGACGGCCTCTTTTCTCCCACCAAACGCGGGAAAGCAGCTTTGCCTGCTTTATGGCTCGTCGAAATTCGGGAAAGTCCTCTTGCAGGGTCTCCCATGCACTCTCGCCTATCCCTAGGATGCAGCGTATCTCGTGCTGGCTTGCGCCTTCTTGCCCGGCATCAGCGACCTTTAGCTCCCATCCATCAGGAAGGTCATCAAGTGTGCTTCTTGGCCTACCAACTGGCCGCTTAGAGTCAGCCACCGGCCCACCCTCCCACTATGTGCCACCGGCACGGATAGGGAGAGAGTATCAGACTCTCAGCCAAAGACGAACATCCGCCCCAGATTAGCCATCCACTCTGCGTTAGTAGCGCGAGCGATGCGGGTAGCTTCGTCCCGGCGGCGGTTTTCGGATATGGCTTGTGCGATGGTCATTTCTGCTCCTGAATAAGTTCCCGTCTTTCCGGGATGTCCGCGTAACCATCGGCAATTCCCGCCGCCCATCATCGCATGCAGGTCTAATTGCTTAGGCGCGGCCTTGCGTAAAAGGGCGCAAGCCGCCGCAGCCGGGATTGCCCATAACCCTAGGCGGCTCTATCCGGCAATACCACCTGATTGTCCTCACAGGCTTTGGCCCTAATAAAAAAGGCCATTCCTTTGGCCAACCTCGGGGGAGAGGATTTGGTGCGCCCCTCTGGACTTGAACCAGAGACCGTCGAATTATGAGTTCGCTGCTCTAACCATCTGAGCTAGAGGCTCTATTTGGCGTGCCCGGATGGATTCAAACCATCGACCTACCGCTTAGAAAGCGGATGCTCTATTCGGCTGAGCTACAAGCACATTGCTTCCTCTTCGTACCGCCCGGGAAGAGGAACCGGCTGCTGTCTCTCCAAGCTGTCAGTCGGTGCGCACAGTGACTTTCTGCTGTAATCCATTAGTCTTATGGCCGCGCTGCCATGTACGATTGGTAGGCCCCATGGCGAGCCCAAACTGTCCCACTGATTTACCCGTCAGTGGCCAGCCAATCGCTTGCTGGTAGGAGCGGGGTGATTCTTGATTAGCCGGAGCCGTCGCCGGAGCCGGAGCCGGAGCCGGAGCCGTCCTTTGTCCGATGGGCATTCCCGATCATCTTACGCATTTTCGATACTCTTGCGTGCGGCCTCGGTTGTCGGGATGGTTTCAATGGCGCCGGTCAGATAAAGCTCAGGCAGAACCACATCAACCCTGCATGCTCCTTTCAGGCCGTGGACAGCAACGCCAGACAGCGCAACACCTTCTTTTGCAGTCCACGACCACAGACGGCGCGAGTCTTTCAGGGTAACGAGGTCGCCATCCTGATCCACAAGAATACCAGCGTGAACGCCGGCAGAGTAGGTGCGGATGATGACATGCTTGCCGACTGCCGGATGAGTGGTTGGCGCAGACGGCAGCGAACCAGAAATAGCGGCCAATGCCTAATCTGCCTCAACTGGCCAA